CTGAGAAGAAAGCCTATGTCGATCTCCAGTTTATGAACTGGCTCGCCCAATTCTGCGCGATGGTCATGCCCCGTAAACTTCGGCTCGTCGCCGGACGAGGTTCGGCCAAGACGACCGAAATACAAGTCGAACGGCTGATAGAAATGGTCTACGACATGCCGGGGGCCCCGGTGGCATGGGTGGCCGATACCTTCGCCAACCTCACGGCGAACGTCCTCCCGATGGTATTCGAAGCCCTCGAGCGCAAAGGGTTCCGCGATGGCGTCCACTATGTCGTAGAGAAACAACCGCCAACCTTCACGGAAAAGGAATGCGCCGACCTCCCGAAATGGCTCAAGCCCTACTTCTGGAAACCCTACAACAAAATCATCTCCTACAAGCGGACAATCGTATTTTTCACCGGATTGAACATTACCTTCGGCTCGCTC